CAGGGGGATGTCCCCAGCCTGACCTTGCCCAAGCTCACCCTCAAGATGGAAGAACACCGCCCCGGCGGCATGGACATGCCGGTCGAGCTGGACATGGGCATGGAGAAGCAGGAAGCGAACTTCACCACCACTGGCGTGCGACGTGAGGCGCTGAAGTTCTTCGGCCTGGCCGATGGCTCTGCTTTCAATGGCACGTTCCGTGGCGCCTTCAAGGGGCTGCGAGGTGTGATCAAGCCGGTGGCCGTCACGCTGCGCGGCACCCTCAAGGAAATCGACATGGGGGACTGGAAGGCCGGTGACAAGGCCGAGATCAAACATGGCGTTTCGCTCAATTACTACAAGCTCGAAGTTGACGGGCGGGTGGTCTACGAGATCGACGCCCTCGGAATGCGGCGCGTCATTGACGGCGTCGACCAGCTGGCTGCGCAGCGCCAAGCCCTCGGCCTGTAAACCCTCCCTCCCGAATACCAGGAAAGCCAAACATGACCAAGCCACTGCCGAAGTACCTGATTCTCGATGCCGCCCGCGTTACCGTGCGACTGAGCCAACCCACCGAGCTGAACGGAGTTCAGTGCGACACCATCACCTTGCGCGCGCCGACCGTGCGCGACATTCGCACCGCTTCGAGCACCGCTTCAGGCGATGAGGAACAGGCCGAGCTGAACCTGTTCGCCAGCCTCGCCGAAGTCGGCCCCAAGGACTTGGAGGGCATGGCCCTGAAGGACTACACCCGCCTGCAGTCCGGCTACTTTCGCCTGGTGCAAGACGACGAGCTTTGATCCCCAGGTACAGAAGAGGCTGGCCAAGCGGCTGGCCTCCGAGCTGGGTTTCGCGTCCGCTGAAATCATGACCATGCCGTGGGAAGACATGGTCTGGTGGCTCATGGATTGAGCCGCTAAGGGGGTAACCGATGGCAAGTAAACTGGCGCTATCGCTGGTGATCGGCGGCGCCGTCGCGTCGTCGGTCGGTGCGGCTTTCCGCACAGTAGAAAGCGGCATCGACAAGCTCAAGAAGAAGGGCGACAAGGCCAAGGTGCTGCAAAGCACCATCGGCGAAACCATCAAATTACAGGCTGAGTGGAAGCGGGCGCACGACACCGGGTCGGCGAGCGCCGACAAGTTGCTGCGCAAGCTCAACGGTAACCTGGATGCGTTGCGCAAACAGGGGGTCGAAGTTGGTCGCCTAGGGCGCGAGTATCAGCGGCTGACCCGTGAGGCCAAGGCTGCCGACCTGCAGATGAAGGGGCGGCAGCAGATCGCGTCGGGCAAGTCTTCGCTGAAGGCGAACCTGGGTGCGGCCGCAGTTGGTGTGGGGTTGACCGCTGTCCCGACCAAAATCAGCGCGGACTATCAGGCGATCATTCGTGACATCGCGATCAAGGCTGACGCGGCCGGTAAGCCCGAAGAAGTGCAACTGAGCCGGTCGGTCATTCAAACCTCGAATGACACCGGCATGGCGCGCAACGACGTGGCCGACCTAATCAACCAGCTGGTCGGCGCGGGCATGGAGTTGGATAAGGCCATGGCCTATTCCGCAACGGCGGCCAAGTTCGCGGTCGGGCAGGGTGCTTCGGGCGTCGACACGGCCAGCATGATCATGGCGCTGCAGCAGAACGCCAAGATCAACGACCCGAAGGTCATGCAGCAGGCGCTGGAGGCCATCGCCTACCAGGGCCAGGCGGGCAGCTTCGAGGCCAGCGACATGGCCAAGTGGTTTCCGCAGCTGCTTGCGGGCATGGAGAAAAACGGGATCACCGGCTTGGATGCGGTGACGTCGCTTGGCTCGATGCTGCAGGTGCAGATGAAGACCGCCGGCAGCTCGGACGAAGCGGCGAACAACTTCAAAAACTGGATGGAGAAGATCGGCGCCGGCGATGTGGTCAAGGCCTACAAGGATGCGGGCATCGATTACCAAGCGTCGCTGAACACCGGGCTGCAGAAGGGTATGAACGTCATCGAGGCGTCCATGGGGTTGGCCATGCAATACGTGCAGGCAACCGATCCGGCCAAGGCAAAGAAGATCAAAGATGCTCAGGCAAACATCGACAAGGAAGTTGACCCGGAGAAAGCCAAGGCGGCACTTGAAGCCCTGGAGAAGACTCTGCGCACCGGCGACCTGTTCGCCGACATGCAGGTCAAGGCGGCGCTTACTGCTTACGGGCAGAACCGGGGGCTGTACAACGAGCTGAAAGCTGACTCCCTGAAGGCAACCGGCATTCTGGACAAGAACCTGGCCGAGCGGCGCGAAACATCCTCGCAACGCTGGGCAGAGCTTTGGCAGTCAACCGATGACGCCATGCGGAGCATCGGTGATGCTATACGGCCGGCGACCGACGCGTTTGCTCAAGGGGCCACGACCGTCGTGCAGGGCATCACCAAGCTGTCGGACAAGTTGCCAGAGGTGGTAATGGGACTGGGTGCGTTGGCGGCAGCCATCGGCGCGCTGCTGACCGCCCGAAGTGCGGCCCGGATTGGCCGTGGTGTGGTAAACCTGGCTCGAGGTCGTGCGCTGGGTTACCGGCGCGGGGGCAGGCAGGAAGCGGTCCCCGCAGGAGAGCTGCTGCCCAAGACGGGTAACCCTGTGGTGGATGCAGGCCTGGGCGCGCTGGGCAAGGCGATTGGTGTCCCGGCCAGTAATGATGCTGGTCCTGTGGTCGGCAATGACCCGCAGCGTGTATTCGTGGTGAATGCTGATGCCATTGGCCGGTACGGCGGCAGCAGTGTCGGCTCGGCGACGACTGAGCCAGTAGGTAGTCGGCGTGCCCGCCGGCGCCGCCGCCGGGTTGCGGCGAAGTCGAATCGTTCGGGAAGTGGCGCACCAGTAAATCGCCCTTCGGTTCCAGTGTCTCCAGCGGCGCCGGTGGCGGCTGCGCATCCGCCAAAACCGCCCGTGCCGCTGCCTGCTCATGGCGCGCAGGCATTGGCGGGTGCAGCGGCCCCTGAGCTTGGGCGGCTGGGGCAGATGGTGCGGGGCGTGCGTGGTGTCACTCGTTACATGGGTAAGCTCCCGGGCGGCAAGCTGGCTGACGCGATTCCTGGTGTGCTCGACACGGCGGTCAACGCCGAAACCCGTGACGAGAAGGCGGAAGGTTACGGCGGCGCTGCAGGTGGTATGGCCGGTGCCTGGGCAGGGGCGTCGATGGGGGCGGCCATTGGGTCGGTTGTTCCCGTCATCGGTACCGCGATTGGCGGCGCCATTGGGATGGCCATCGGCGGTATCGGTGGTGAGGCCTTGGGCGGCTGGCTGAGCAAGAAACTGTTCGGGGACGACAAGCCGGAGGCTGCGGCTGAACCGCTCGTGCCGAAAGAAGTCGGGCAGGCCAAGGTGGTGGCTGAGGATAGGCCGGCGGTGCCACCTGCTGTATCCATCAACCCTGTGGCTGCTATGCCGGCGCCGGTGTCGGCCGTTGAGGCAGGTAGGCCAACTGTTGTGCTGCCTCCGCCTGTCGTTTCCGCCTCGAGGCCGGTAACGATGGAGGCGCCAAAACCTGTTGTAGCAGTGCCGGCGCCGGTTGCGGCAAGCGCTGTACCTGCTGCTCAGGTGGTGCCACCAGTAAAACCTTTAGAGGCAGCACCGCAGGCACCTGTTGTCGTGATGCCGCCTCCGGTTGTGGCCGCCTCCAAGCCAGTCATGGCGCAAGCACCGAAGCCTGTCGTTGCATTAACAGCGCCGGTTTCCTCGACTCCGGTGCCTGTTGCTCAGGTCCAGCCGCCTGCAGCACCGGGGGATGTGGTTCGCGAGATCGTCGTGGCCACGCTGCCACCCAGCCCGGCCAAGGCCGCCCAAGCCGCCGCGCCGGTCAAGGCTGCACCGCCCAAGGTCGAGCAGTCGTTCACCTTTGCGCCAAACATACCAATCGTTGTCCATGGCGATGTGAAAGATCCTGGTCAGATTGTGCGTGAAGCTGAGTCGGTCCTTCGGGGCATGTGGGAGAGGTTCCAGCGTGAAGTGGGGGCGCGGATGGCTTCCGCTCAGTTATTTGATGCACCAGATGTCGCTTAAGGAGGCGCTATGGCTTATGAGGAGCAGTTAGAAAGAGCGCTGTCTTCGGTGGTCGCTGCGGGGGAGGCGGGGCGTAACAGCCCGAGCAGCATGCTCAACCCACTGAACATCGCGGTCACGAGCATGACAGCGGTCGCCGACCAACTGGATCGGCAGGGTTCCCTGGAGCCGCAAAGGGGGGAGCGGCTGCAGCGCGGCTTACGAGCGGTTCGGGCGGCACAGGGATATGCCACCCAGGTCGCCAACAAGGGCGGGCCTTCAACGCCTGGCACCACCGCTGCGCTGGGTGTGCTCACCGTGCTGGATTCCCAGACCAGCCGGGCAGGGTCCGCAGCCAACCGCCTGGCAGGCCAGCTACTGAGCACTCCGGGCATTCTGCCCACGGGTGCCATCAGTCCTGCAGGCGCCTCGTCGGCTGCGGCGATCAAACCTTACCCCCACCTGCTGGTCATGCAGCCATTGAATGCCAGCAGCCAGCCCTTCTACTTCAACCTCGATACCGCAGCATTCGACGAGTTGAGCCGCAAGACCGCCTATCGCTGGGCCAGCCAAGAGCGTCTGTCGCGTGAATTGGCCCAGCAGGCGGTGGGGCAGGGCGAGGACCGGCTGACGATCAAAGGCGCAGTGATGCCGGGGTTCAAGGGTGGCATCGGCCAGCTCGATGCCTTGCGCGCCATTGCTCGCGAGCTGAAGCCGGTGATCCTGACCACGGGCTACGGCGCGGTGCTCGGCACCTGGTGCCTGGCGAGCATCGATGAGGATCAGTCCGCGTTGCTGGCCGGGGGCATCCCGCGCAAACAAGCCTTCTCACTGGAGTTCACCAAGTATGGCGTCGACATGCAGAACGTCTGACGGGGATCTGCTCGATACCCTGTGCCAGGCCTACTACGGCCACCTCTCCGGTGCTGTGGAGGCTGTCATGGAGGCGAACCCGGGGCTGGCCGACGAGGCGCAGCCTTACCGCGCAGGCGTGCTGATCACCTTTCCCGATCTGCCGGCCGCCGACGTCGAGCAGGTAACCCTGTGGGACTGACCCTCTCACGTCCACACCGATCCCGCCCATGCGGGGTCTTTCATTTCTGGAGCGCGTATGAAACCCATATTTCGCATCGTCGCGGACGGTCGCGATATCACCGCGCTGATCAACGACCGGTTGCTACTGCTGCGCACCTCGGACAAACCTGGCATGGAGTCGGACGAGTTCGAGCTGCGCATCGATGACCGCGACCAGGCCGTCACGTTGCCCAGCCGCGGGGCCAAGGTCGAGATCTTCCTAGGCTACGAGGGCAAGCCTCTGGCGCGCCTGGGCAGCTATGCGGTCGACGAGATCGAGGTTAGCGGTCCGCCGGACACTATCAGCCTGCGCGGCAAGGCCAGCGACATGCGCGGCAGCGGTAAAACGACCCGCAGCGGCAGCTGGGAGGGCGTCTCCCTTGCGCAGGTCGTCAGCGAGGTGGCCGCTCGCAACGGCTGGAAGGCCGGCTGCACGGTGTTGACCAAGATCGCGCGTGTAGACCAGCGCGGTGAGTCGGACTTCAACTTCATCACCCGATTGGCCAAGCAGTACGACTGCACTGCCAAGGTCGGCGACGGCCAGCTGCTGGTGATGCCCCGCCAAGGTGGCACTACTCCCGGTGGCAAGACCTTCGGTGCCGTCACCATCACCCGCAGTGACGTCAACCGGTATTCGTTCCGGTTAGGCGACCGCAGCACGCAGAAGGCGGTGAAGACCCAGCACCAGGACAAGAAGTCCGGGACGCTGAAGGTCGTCGAACTGAGCAATGACGAGGCCCCAGAGGGCCTGCCGGCGGTGCACACCGACCGCCACATCTACCCCGACCAGAAGGCAGCGGAACAGGCAGCCAAGGCCCGCTTGGCCGCCTTCAACCGCAGCACCGCAGGCGTGCGCCTGGAAATGGTCGGACGCACCGACCTGTTCGCCGAGCGATCGATCATTGCCCAGGGCTTCAAGAGCGGGCTCGACGGCGAGTACCTGGTCGACAGCGTAGAGCAGCTCTTCACTGCGGCGGGTTGGACCACGACCGTGGAGTGCAACGGCGGCAAGAAGGGCAAGGCGACGGCCAAGGGCAAGAAGAAAAAGCAGACCAAACCGACCAAATCACTACGCACGGTGGACGTGTCCGCCGCGTAACCGAGACCTACAGGAGACGAACGATGCCTATAAACGAGAAGCAACTGCTGCAAATCCTCCCGAACGCCGGCCGCAAAGCCGGCGTTTTTGTTCCCGGCCTCAACGCCACCATGGGCAAGTTCGCCATCATCACGCGCCTGCGCATGGCCGCTTTCCTCGCTCAGATCGGACACGAGTCCGGCCAGCTGCAGTACGTGCGCGAGCTTGGCAATGACAATTACCTGTCGAAGTACGATACCGGCCGCCTGGCGCAGCGCCTGGGCAACACGCCGGAGGCTGACGGCGATGGCCAACTCTACCGAGGTCGTGGGCTCATCCAGGTAACGGGCCGGTTCAACTACGAAGCGTGCAGCGAAGCCCTATTCGGTGACAGCCGGCTGCTCAACACCCCGGAGCTGCTCGAACAACCGGTCTATGCCTCGATGTCGGCCGGCTGGTTCTGGCAGAGGGAGGGCCTGAACAGCTTGGCCGACAAGGGTGACATCCTGGCCATCACCAAGCGGATCAATGGCGGCACCAACGGCCTGGAGGATCGCAACGCAATCTACAAGCGAGCGCTCGAGGTGCTGCAGTGAGCGCCTGGGCCGTCCGCCTGGTGGTCGTGGTAGCGCTGCTGGCCGCTTGCGCTGTCGGCGCCCGGGCAGCGTGGGTGTGGCAGGCCAACGCCTACAAGGCGCAGCTCGCCGATCAGGCCGATGACTTCGGCAAGCAGTTGGCGGAGAAGGACCGTGCACACGGCCGTGAGCGTGAGGAGGCTGCAGCAGCGGCGCTCAATCAACTGGCAGAGCAGCAGGGTGCGCGCCGTGCCCTGGAGGCTCGCCTGCAGGATCAGACCAAAACGCACTGGAAGGAAATGAATGATGCTCAACAAGCTCAGGCTCGTCTGCGTGACCGGCTTGCTACCGCTGATCTGCGGCTGTCAGTCCTTGTCGACGCCGGAGCCCTTGCCGGCCCGGGTTGTGACGGTGGGCTGCGAGAAACCGCCGGCACCGGAGTCGTGGTACATGGCGCCGTACGCGCCCAACTTGACCGAGCGCATGCTCAACGAATTGTCGCCATCACCGACGAAGGCGACCGGGGGCTGATCGCATTGCAGGCCTGCCAGGCCTACGTCCGCGAAGTCACTCAGTAATAAAGAGGCGAGCCGGGACGGATGCGTCAACATCCAGCCCGGCCCGCCGAACCCGCAGACCCTTCCTGCAAGTCCAGCCGTGGCCCCTGCCTTGTGCACAAAGCGCGGTGAGCCTAACACCTGTTTATCCATACAGTAAAGACTTGCATACCTATGACCTCTCCAATCATCCCCTGGATGGGTGGCAAACGCCGCCTGGCCGACCGCTTGATCCCTCTCTTTCCCCTTCATGAATGCTACGTCGAAGTCTTCGCCGGCGGTGCCGCGTTGTTCTTCATGCGCCCTCAGCCCGCCCCGGTGGAGGTGTTGAACGATTTGAATGGTGACCTGGTCACCTTGTACCGCGTGGTACAGAACCACTTGGAAGAGTTCGTGCGCCAGTTCAAATGGGCGCTCAGCTCACGCCAGATCTTTGAGTGGCAGAAGATGACACGCCCCGAGACCCTCACCGATATCCAGCGCGCCGCCCGATTCTTCTACCTGCAGCAGCACGCCTTCGGCGGTAAGGTCACCGGGCAAACGTTCGGGACCGCCACCACTGGGCCAGCCATCAACCTGCTACGCATCGAGGAAAACCTGTCCGCCGCGTGGCAGCGCCTCGCCGGTACCTACGTCGAGAACCTGTCCTGGCTCGCCTGCGCCGAGCGCTACGATCGAGCGCACACGTTCTTCTATATGGATCCCCCTTACTGGCAGACAGCCGGCTATGGCGTCGACTTCCCCTTCGAGGAGTACGAGCGAATGGCCGACTTCATGCGCCGGTGCAAAGGCAAAGTGATGGTCAGCATCAACGACCACCCCGACATCCGGCGCGCCTTCGACGGTTTTCACTTCGAGTACCTGGATATCCGCTACAGCAACACGAACCAGCGCCAGAGCAAAGCGGAGGTGACCGGAGAGCTGGTGATCATGAACTGGGAACCGTCAGAGTTGCAGCAGCTTTTCTAGTTGCAGATATTGAAGCCAACGCACAACTTCAATACAGAGTGTAATGATCAGGTCAATGGTGTGCATAGGTTTCTCCGGGTTGAGTTCGCCCACTCGAGTTATACTCGAATGCAGGGTTTTTCAGGTGGGGCGATTTAACTGGGCACTTTGTTAGAAGTCAATATTTATTTCTCTGGCCACGTGCGTTGGCTCTCTAGGCGGAAACATGGAGTAGAGGCACCAAGGGCGCTAAGGCGCCTTGGTGCTTTTGAACATATAGGTGCCGGTAGTGCTTTCCTCAATGCTTCAGTTCGCTACTTCGCTACTTCGCTACTTCGCTACTTCGCTACTTCGCTACTTCGTTATTTCGTTATTTCTTTATTTCGTTATTTCTTTATTTCTTTATTTCTTTATTTCTTTATTTGTTGATTTGTTGATTTGTTGATTTGTTGATTTGTTGATTTGCAAAGTGTGTTTTTGTTATCTGGTTGGTTTGTTCGTTGGCCGATACGTCGTGCTTTACAGTGTCCTGTGTGTTGAGTTATTCGGCTCGAATATACGGTTGGTGTGATTATCCATCGCCTGCAGCCGATTCCGCCGGGGCAAGGGGGCTGACCAGGGTCAGGACGCTGCCCTCGTTGGTCAGAATTTTTCCCACCCAGGATTGACCGAACAGCCAATGCCGGATTTACTGTATATGCATACAGACTTCTGGGCCTTCCGTCATGACCGTTTCGTTTCTGGGCTCGCCTCGTGGCGGCACCGAACCACTCCCGCTCTATTCATTCCACGTCCCGGCGGGTTTCCCATCGCCTGCGGCGGACCACCTGGAAGGCCATATCTCCCTCGATGAGCTTTTCGATCTGCGTGCTCCGCATGTGTACCTGGTTAAGGTAGAAGGCGACAGCATGCAGCAGGCCGGCATCTACTCTGGAGATCTGCTCATAGTCGACCGTAGTAACGAAGCTGTGCACGGCGACATCGTGATCGCCGCGATCAACGCGGAGCCGGTGTGCAAGCGGCTGTACCGGCGCAACGGGGTGGTAATCCTGCAGTCGGAGAATCCAGCCTACCCACCACGGCATGTCTTGGAAGGCGACGACCTGGTCATCTGGGGTGTGGTTCGCTACAGCGTGCGCGATCATGCCCAGTGATCAGGTGTTTGCGTTGATCGACTGCAACTCGTTCTATGCGAGCTGCGAGCGAGTATTCCGCCCGGATCTGGCCAAAACTCCCATCGTAGTACTGAGCAACAACGACGGCTGCGTAATCGCCCGGTCGTACGATGCAAAGCCGTTCGTGAAGATGGGGGAGCCTTACTTCCAGGCGAAGGAGAAACTCCGCCGACATGGCATCGTGGCTTTCTCATCGAACTACGCGCTCTATGGCGACATGAGTGAGCGTGTCATGTCCCTGATCGAGTCGATGGTGCCGGTGGCCGAGGTCTATTCGATTGATGAGTGCTTCGCCGATATCACCGGCATGACGGGCAGCCTGACCCAGTTCGGCCGGGACGTGCGTGCCAGGGTGCTACGCTGCACGGGCATCCCTGTCGGTGTTGGGATTGCCCGCACCAAGACACTGGCGAAGCTCGCCAATCACACGGCAAAACGATTGCAGGCGCAGACAGGCGGTGTGGTTGACATCACCGACGACTTCAAGCGCGACTGGGTGCTGCGTAACACCGAGGTGAAAGAGGTGTGGGGTATTGGCCGGCGGATGACTGTGCACTTACAGGCCATGGGCATCCGCACAGCGATGGAGCTGGCCAAGGCAGATCCGAGAATGCTGCGCGATAAGTTCAGTGTGGTGGTGGAGAAGACCGCGCGCGAGCTCGGCGGTACGCCATGTCTTGAACTTGATGAGGCAGATCCCCCGAAGCAGGAGATCTGTTGCAGCCGGATGTTCGGCAAGCGTCTGACGGAACTGACGTCGATCAAGCAGGCGGTAGCCACCTACACGGGCAGGGCAGCCGAGAAGTTGCGCGCCCAGGGCTCGGTGTGCAAGCGCATGCGGGTATCAATCCGCACCGGCATGTTTAACCCCAACGAACTGCACTTCGCCAAGGGAGCCCTGGTCGATCTACCGTACCCCACGAACGACACTTTGCTGCTAACCAGGACGGCAACGGAGGCTGTGGAGCGGGTCTACCAGGCCGGCTACCGGTACAGCAAGGCCGAGGTATTGCTGATCGATCTGCGGCAGCCTGGCGAATTCACCGATGACCTGTTCGCCGTGACGCAGCCGGTGGCCAGTGGCCGGCTGATGTCGGCGCTCGATGAGATCAACGACCGGTATGGCAGGGGAACGGTGCGGGCCGGGAGCGTCCCCCGTACCCCCGATTGGGGGATGCGCCGCGAAATGATGAGCCAGTCTTATACGACGCGGCTCGATCAGCTTTGGACTGTTAACGCCAACTGATCGCTTGTTTTAAATGAGATGAACTGACAGCCACTTTATTGCTATATACGCCTTTTATTTCATATAGGACGGATAGTAGAGCAGCCAAGCCCCGTCGGCACGTGGCTTGGGTGTCTTTCCTATTTTTGTTCAGGCACAACGGGTCAGCCAAGAACCGCTGTCTTTGCGTTGGGCATGGATTCAAGTACGGCCTTGGTTGTGAAATAAGCAACCCTCATTCTGGAACCAATCGCTTTGCGCTAAGGCTTCAAATAAAGCGGCCTTCCAAGAGTTTTTTCTTTCGCGACGTTCCACTCTTGCCACCCGTTGAAGATGAATTCGTCTTTCATGTGGTGAGTCAATCTCAATTAAATATGCCGCTTGACTGGTGATTTCAGACGCGGCCTCAAGTCCAAAGCGCCATGCTATTCGAAAGTCACGAAAATAGTTGGTTAACCTAACTGCCAAATCGGGTGGCCAGTCTGCAGGTGGGCGAACACTGAAGCTGACGGATGCTGGTACTGTCTCCAGAAGTTCGGCGTATAGCCATGTACTGGTTTCGAGCAGGTCTGGTTCATAATAGGGGTGCAGTACTTGGTCGTCTGCGTTTATAGCCGCAAAGCCTTTGCCTTTATTGCAGCTGAAGCAAGCGGGAGTTAAATTTGATAGCAGTACTGAGAATGCGGGGTAGATAGACTTTGACATAAAGTGGTCAAGCGTCTCCGCTGGTGCGCAGGTGCAGAATGGGCATTTTCCCGAAGGGGCGAGAAGCATGATTTGGTCATAATATTTCCGCGCAGTCGCAGACTTACTTGCAAGGTGTGACGTGTACAGGGATACTAGTTCTCCCTTGGTTAGTCCGCCAATGACTATCTGATCGTCATTACCTCTACGGCATCTTGGGAAGGAAAATAGGGTGTTGTCGGAAGCGTTCTCGTCATACTCTGCGAAGACAGCTAAGACCTCGTCGCGTGCGGCTGTGAATTTGTTCGCTACGTCAGGTGCAGTTATATCGCCTATGCAGGTGTCGTAAACGACAGATGCATCAATGTTTGGCTTTGTTAAGCGTTTCATACTAGATCGCTACCGTCAGTTGCTTGGCCGGCAATGAGGGTGCGTAATAGGGCTTGGGCTTCTACACCCAATTGGTCGTCATATTCGGCCATGATGCTTTCAAAACTTCCGCCCGATTTAACTGCGTTATTCAATACGTCATGAAATCCGGATTTTATAACTTCGAGCCCAAAGATCTCACGGGTTAGTACACCTACGTTCTCGCCAAATGTCTCGCGTTCAGGGCGGTCACTCCTTCCCTGATTACGAATACGTGTTAGCTTCCAGACGCATGATTTAGGTACCTCTTGAACCAGCACCGGCGAGTGTGAAGCGATTATGGCGACTCCGTTCCTATCTTGTAAAAGTTCAGATAGTGCCCTGGTAAAGGCAGAAAGAAGCGGGGGGTGTAGATGGCTTTCGGGTTCGTCCATCAATACGAGAGTCTTTTCCTCGATGGTATCTACAAGCTTGGTTATGGTCAGTAAAACTATTTTATGACCAGAACTCATCAAAGACATTTTTTTATGAGCGGAAAAAGGAAGGTCGAAAGATGGGATGTTAAGAAGGCCTTTAAGGTCCATGTCGGCGAAATTGCTGTCTGATTCAAGTCGAGAGATTGCGTTGCACCATCTGTCTCTTTTGCTGCTTTGACTAAAGCAAGAACTCAAGCTGACTATGAAGTCGTTGATGAGGTCTGTTTCGGATTTTGGCGGTAGGGCTTCCTCGCCTGCTCTGTGTTTTTTCATGCCGACGTAGAAATACCCCACGCCTTTGCTTCTATCCGGTTGTTCCTTGGGAGGGATAAAAGGATCGAACGCACTGAAGGA